GCATCTGCGGCTAAATTAGGTATTTCTAATGAACCGACTCCAGAAGTAGTAGAAAATCTACAGCAACTAGTCACACACCTATTACAACCCCTCAGAACAGCCCTGGGGCTACCATTAAGGGTTACAAGCGGCTACCGTAGCCTAGCTGTAAATAAAGCCGTAGGCGGTGTTAAAACAAGCCAGCACAGTCAAGGTAAAGCAGTAGACATTGTAGTTCAAGGTGTAGAACCTTATGACGTAGTACAGCAGTTAATTACTTTAGGTATTGAATTCGACCAAGCAATAAACGAATTTAACTCTTGGACGCACCTAAGTTTTAATGCAGGTGCTAATCGTAAACAAGTACTGACAGCTAAAAAGACAGATGGTAGAACTAGATTTATTTTAGGACTACACAAATAAAAGAAACCCGGATATCCTTTACAGGACTCCGGGTATTTTTACGTCTGCAGATTACGCTATAGTACTTTTAATTTCTTAGATGTCGCTATAGTGCATTCACCAGATTTACGTTTGACAACTTGATTATCTCCATGAGGTACTAAATAATACTAGATTTTCATTTGTTTCCTTTGTCATGTTTGTGAAATCTAACTATAGCAGAAAATATTGTCTCTTTCTTACATATAATACAACTACATTTTAATTCAGACGGATTCTCAAGTTTCATTCTTTTACTTGTAGCCTCCAAAGTTTTATAGGAGTTTTTAGTTGACTTATGAAGACCTTTTGATCTAAGTTCTCTCTTTTTACTTGAGACTTTCATAACTGTATCTATATTTTTCATAGGATTATTTAAAAGTAATCTTAATTGTGAGTCTTTTCTGACTAAGCCAAACATCGGATTATTTCTTCCTTTGTTATCGTTACCAAAACAACCATTGGGAATAGCATTTGCTTTATTTATATATAAAACATTTGATACAACATTTAATATTTTGTGCAAATAGTTTTCTTTATCTGTGGCTTCTTGTCTTGTGTTATGTATAGAAACTATCTTTGTGTGAAAGAGTTCTGAATTATCTTTTAACTCTGCTTTCCATATTTGTTTATATGCTTTAGAAGAAACAGAACCTCTGTATCCGTTTTTAATTTTAGATACAGAGGTTGACCCAACATAGAACATTGGTAATTTATTACCTTTGTAGGTAGTCAGGTATGTGCAAAACATTACTGACACGCCTCACAAACATCCCCTTTACTGGCTTGTACTCCAGCCTGTGTATAAATATAGTACAAAGCTAAGATATTAGGGTCACGAAAAGCTTCAGAATGCACTTCAGCAATCCATGCAGGGTCTTCATCAGAAGAAAAGAATAAGTTCAGTGATTGCCATTGATCAATATACCTACTACGTGCAGAAGCTAATCTTAACACAGCTTTCTGATTAATTTCAAAAGCAGTTTTAAATACTTGTTTTTCAGTATCATCTAGCCAACTGACATGCTGAACTGATCCTTGCTTGTCGGTAATTTCTTGAACGTGCTTCTTAGAGTAAACACCCTTGTTCTTCATCAGCTCAAGTAGTACAGGATTTAAACGATCAATTTCTCCTGCACTTGTCATCTGATTGTAACTCATAGCAGGATCTGGATTGATGCCCTCTGATACACCGCCCATTAGTAGGGCAGTAGATTTAGTAGGAGCAATAGCAATAGTATGGCTATTTCTACGATTAAAGCCTTTGCACCATTCAGGTTCACCCAATACAACTGCCATATCTTTTGTAGCTTTCTCAGCTTGATCCCAGATGTCTGCAGAAATTTCTTGACTTAGGATGTGAGCATCAAAACTCTCAAACGTAATCATTTCTTGCATAAACAACGTATGAATACCACAAAGACCTAAACCGAGTGCTCTACTCTTTTCAGTAAATCTTACTGCTTTCTCAAGACCACTTACGTTTCTAGCTTTCTCTATAAACTCAGATGCTACACAATCTAGAAAGACTGTAGCCCAATAAGGAGCATCTGTGCCTTTCCACTCTTTGCGCTTTGCTGCGTTCATAGACGATAGTACACAAGTATAGGTGTGGTTTTCATCGTTGAATAACATGATCTCAGAGCACAATTGGCTGTTGTTAATCTTTAAATCATGGTGTTGGTAAGTCAACGGTCGTTTAGCATTAGCTTTGTCAATAAAGAAGAAGTAACCTTTACCAGTCACCATCTTAATCTTCATTGCCTTTTGAAAACGTTCAGTTGCCTCTTGATCTCCATACTCTAGTGCAGTAATAAAAGACTGTTTAATTACCCACCCTGCATTCAAATCATCTGGTTCAGCTTGGATATGATCTGCAATCTCATGGAAATCNCCGTGTTCAATGTTCAAATAGAAAGCCCAGGCACCACGTCTAGCAGTTCCTTGTGCGATATTACGCATAGCGTTTACGTGTTCTTTAATTACAGGTAGCACACCGCTAGCTTTTCCTCCAATACTGATTTCAGAACCTCTTGGTCGAACTGCACTTAAATCTGTAGCTGTACCAAATCCATATTTAGTCAGCAGGGCTACTTCACGTAGATTACTGTAGAAACCATCTACAGAGTCTTCTATTACAGTCCCAGAGCAAGATACAGGCATGCCCCTATTAGTGCCCATGTTTGCCAACACAGGTGTGCTAGCTGAAAGCCATCCTTTCCATAGTAGATCAAAAAACTTACCCTCTGCAACTTCTTCAAAGGAAGTACCTTTTAAATGCTTTGCTGCGGTCTTGGCAATTCTCTCGAACTGCCCACGAACAGATTGGCCTTCAACTTTATATTGATATTTTTCTTTGAACATCTGATAGCCTGCAGTAGTATACCACTGAGGTACTAAACCTCTCAACTGCAGTTCTTTACGTTCTTCACTTAGTTCTTTATATATATTACTCATTTATTTACTTTTTCCATATGAATTGTGAACTATCCCAACTGCGATGATACTGATTACCTAAACCACTGAAAAAATCATTGAAAGTATAGTTATTAATACCACGGTAAAACCACTCGGCTATAGGATTATATTTTGCATCATACTGCTTAGAAAAACCTAGTTGCTTCAAGCATTCATTTACACGAGACTGTACGAAGTTCTCAAGCTGATGTGCAGTAATACCTTTAATCTCGCCTTGCTCAAATAGCTTATGAATAATCTGGCACTCATGTTCATAAAGCTTCTGAGCTACTTCTCTTACTTGCTTTTCAATACTAGCAGTATACTCTTCAAATTCTACGTTAGACATAGTTGACTTAATCTGTTCTAGTTTGTACTTAAAACACCAAGCCCCACCAACAGAGTGCATATTCTCATCTCTTACGGAGAAGTTAATTCCACGTACAATGTTCATCAGTTTGTTCTTACCTTGAGACTGATAGTGCTTTAAGAATGCAAATGAAGAGTATAAGATAACACCCTCTACCATTGAAAAAGCAGCTAGTGAAATTAGATCGTCAGGGTGATCAATAATTTCACCGATATGCTCTACTCGTTGCTTCAGTACTGGATCATTTAAATACGAAGTATAAAACTCAGGTGTATCAATATGTAGTAACTGATTAATCTTATTATAGAATGGAGCGTGAACTGCAAGCTCAAACATAGAGAACACTGCACCCATTCTGTGGAACTCAGCACCATCAAATATTCTCTTAAATCTTCCACCCCAATACTCAGAGCCAGCATGTGTCTCATAAATACTAAACAACTTCAGTGTAGTAATAACTGCATGTTTCTCTGCTGGTGTAAAGTTTACAATTACGTCTTGTACATCTTTTTCTACCTTAATTTCATCAGGTAACCAGAATACTTTCAGTTGTTGATCTGCAAATTCTACGGGTTCTTGTCGTTCGTTAATCGGTAACAGGTGCTTTTCTAGCATTATTCTTCCTTAAATTATTAATTCTTACTTGTGTAACTTTGAATACTGTATATTATACGTGTTTTCAAGGACACTTAACATTTCTTTTCTCTTTTCAATCGCAAGTGTCAAAGCTTCAACATATCCGTATTTTTCAACAGCAAAATACTTATGCAGTCTCCTATTCTGACCTGAGTTTGTTTGAATAGTAGGATCTGTAACAGAAGCAACAAACCTATTCAATGCCCTATCAAAACTAACGCCAATAGGAAATTCTTTTTCTTTGTTAGTGAGATACCTATTGCGGCTATTTTCAGATTGTGTAACTACCCTCAAGTTGTCAATTTTATTATTACTCTTATTAGTATCTATATGATCAACAACTTTGTCTTCTGTTAGTTTCAAGTTATGTAAAACTGCAACTACTCTGTGACACCTGTAAAGCTTATTATTTATATTAACGCTCCAATAACCTGTGCTCTTACTTATGCTACCAGCTACCGAACCGTCTCTAGTGTTTCTTTTATTACCATTTATCCAACGTAAACAAGATGTTACATTTTCATCGTAATAAAGAATTTTATTAAGTTTTTCTTTTGTCGGTAAAGCGTTTACATGTACAGGTTTTGAAATATTCAATAGACTATTATTTATATTCTCATTGTACAGTTTAATTTCAAGTTCAATCGCATCAAACTTTGATAAATCTTTCTTTACGATATTAACTATCAATCTACCAAACTTTTCTACGTAATCTTTATACCTTGAACTTCTATTAGATGTCGGATTATTTCTAAACGCTCTACCGATTGAACCACTTCCAATATATTTAATTACACCAGAGGTGTTGTTGTGCGTATAAACACAGCACTTATTAGTCAATACTGTCCTCCAATTGCCTGTATTTATCGCGTGATTCCAGCATATTTTGTGCATCTTCTGTCTCATACCTTGCACGGTACAAGTCTTCTGTTAACTTGCTTCCACTTGCTTTATCAATAGCTGACTTACTTGCGTAACTACTATAGATCCAAGCTTCGTCTAGTCGTTCTTCTCCTACCCACCTACTACAGACTACCACTTCATTCAATCGATTACGATGCTGAAGACCATCTTGGCGTTGAAACGGCTTATTAATGTCCATACCTAAGTTATAAAGGAAACTCTTAAATTTAATCTCTTCGTTCTCAAACTCTGCGCTGTAATTTGGCATTACTCTTGAGATTTCCGACTCTGATATAACACAAAGAGCAACGATAGCATTAGGACGGATAGGGTGCTTTATTTTTTTGTTCATTTACTACCTTTAAAATTAAGAGAATAGTGATTCTATCATAGGGTTTTAGTTAAATCAAGGTTTTCTTTATCTTTCTTTAGGCTAGCATAAAGTTGCTTATTTTCGTCAATTAGTTTCAGAATAGCTAAATAGATAAGCACAAATGTAGCTACGCTTAAACCTAGTAAAATATATAGTATAGTGCTCATTCTTTTTCCTTTAAGTTGGGGTCTAGCATAAATTCAAGTAAAAATAGGGCATTTACAGCCACTGCAGCCATATGCGGCATAGTTGGGTCAGTGCTATCAGGGTCATACAGCTGGCCTCTTCTGTGTGCCTCTAAGTGCCTGTAAAGTGCATCTAGGTAGCGCTGCTTTGCGTTGGGTACTTTTTTCCAGTTATCACGCTCTCTGTACTTCTTTAATCCGATAGTTAAGTTATGAGCTACTGCTGCTAAAGCTTCTGCAGGTATTAGAGTATATTGCAGCTTGTCTTGGTCGTATTTAGTACCAATAGGTTGCTCTGTTTTAATTGGGTCAATAAAACTAGAGGCATAAGTTTCATTATCCCATGCTTTAATGGTTTCTGTAGTAGATTTCATATCAATCACATTTAAATCCATGCATAAGTAAAGGAAATGGGATGCAATTAGATAAGTTATTACTCTCAAATCCAGTTGGTTTCATAACCTTATCTGCATCATTCTTGATCGCAAAAAGATCATAGCTTGAGTTATACTCTACTTTTACTTGAACACCCTTGGTTTCGTAGTGCAGTACTGTAGCAATCGCTACACCCTCTGAAGATGGAAACTTACTTAAATTATTATATGCAGTATCTTGCATAGCTTTACCTACGTTTATACCTAAATATTCTAATTTCTGTAGTAAGCCCAGAGCAGTGACCATAACGTCAATTACACCGTCCAGTACTTCTGTAGGGTCGTTGAAGTCAATACCCATATGTTTAATCTCTTTAGTCTCTTCTTCAATAAGTTCATACTGAAGTGCAATATCTTTTAGAGTAGTAAGATTGTGCTTACCTGCAATTTCATTAAATGCATAGCAATCAATCTGGAAATCACCAATTGTATATTCGTTCACAGGAACAGTGTATAGTTTCTGCATATTAATCCTTTTTTCGATTTCGAATGTTTTTAAGATCGTATAGTGCATCACTGTAGGCGTCTTTAGTGTAGGCAATAAGATATAGAGGTAGGATTAGGAACCAAACAAAGTACACGATAAATACCATATTGTGATTAACTAACCATTTGATCCAAGTATTTGGCATTATTTATTCCTTCTATGTAAAAAATCCCCGGTTGTTAGCCGGGGATATATGTTTAGATTGTTACTGTCGGTTTGCGATACAAGTATATCACAGTTGCTTTACATCAGCAAGTTCTTTCGTTTTTCTTTTGTTGTCTTAGCATGTCGATGACGATGCACTGCACCGCAACTATTACAACGAACCTCAGCAAAAGAATTTAATGCTGTCTCTGTAGTACGACCAGTCTCGTAGACATCAGTACTTCCACAAACACGGCAACGAACCTTATCATCTTCGTAGTACAAGCCTGCATTAAAGTCCGAACCTGCTCTCCCTAGATGACGAGTCCGTAGGTAGACCTCGTACAACAAATTTACGTCTTGTTTACAGTAGTCAAGCATCCTAGCCATAGCTTCTTTATCTCCAGATTGTACTTCCTTCCATAGAGAAATACCACCTGTGTCAATCTTCCGTCCAAGGCCAAAGAACTCACCGATTGCATCTAAACGATTGCTTGGGAGCTTTAAGTATCTTCGTGCTAGTTGAAGTGTATCTAATACTTTAACCAAAGGTAAGGCTGGAAATCCATTATAGATAGCCCTTGCCTGTAGAACCTTATGGTCGAAGCCTAGACTATTATGCGCTAGTACAGCATCAGCTTCTTCGTATAGTTCAAATAATCGCTCCACAATCCTGCTGTCATCGCACTCAGCAACTTCTTGTGGTGAGAGCCACAGTGCTTCTACCTCTTCTTGTCCTAACCAGCGCCAGCAAGCACATAAGATCCAACCACCATTCTCTAGAATATTAGCCTGAGACAAGCTCACCTTAAATCGTCCGAATGTAAGAGCAGTGGCAGCTGCCGTCTCCAAGTCGAAGATAAGAATACGAGGTTGTTTACCCTTAGAATCTTCAGCCTGTTGCTCACATAGCAGTGTAGCTTTTCGCTTAAAAAGATCATTGACACCTGACTTACTGATGTCTAATTGCATTGCAATCTTTCGTGAAGATAATCCTAAGCTTTGCATTGATTTAATTAAGTTAATCGTATTTTTTGAATATTTCATTCTGCATTTCCTTCTGTAATAATTGCGTCTTCTTTGTGTAACCAATTTAAACAATTGAATACACCGTCTACTTCTCGACTCCAGTAAGAATTCTGGTCTACGAAAGCTACATCAAATTCTTGACCTATGTGGCTAGCGTACCATAGCAATGGATCACTGCACCTGATTACTCTGATTTTCATACCAGTCCTTTGTTAAATGAGCCTAAAAAGTTGTGACTCTTTCTTTATTAATAAAACTACAGATTACGCTATAGCTAAACTTCTTAGTTAACACAGCAGATTGAAACATCTTTTTACGCTCTACTGCATTCTTTCCAGGTGGTTTACCAAGTTTAGCAAGTACAGAGTCTTTCTGAGATTCTTTTAGCTTATTAAACTTCGTATTTATCTTTTTGATCCATCCGTTATGTCGGTAGCGCAAGTCTGGTTCTTTTTCCAGGTACTCTGCACACTCTCTTAATAGGGTTGGTAGATCATTCGGATACCACCATGCAATTAGTCTTACAAAAGCATTCTCAGCCTTACCAAGAAAGCTATTAGTTTGCCTGTGCAATACTCCACGAACTAACTGTGTTTCATCATGCGCATGGTCAGTTACGTGCTGTTTAGCTGCTATCTCTATTCCAGTTACTGCGCACTTATTATTCTGCTCATTTGTTAGGAACTCTCTTACTTTCTTAACATCAGCTGCATTGTAGAGATCAACGGTCGTTTGCATCTTCTCTTAGCAATAACCGCTTAACAGTTTCTTCAAGCTCTACAGAAATAGAAGTTAGTTTATGAATCTCATCTGCAGCTTCTTCTAGCAATTCGGAGATCCTGTCGGGTTTATTTTCCTGTACTGATTTACGATCAGAAATACTTCTGCGGATTTCTGCTCGTTTCCTCAGTCTATAAACTAGTTGCTCTTTTTCATTTGACATATATACCTTTCTCTGAAGCGAATTTAACAAAACTACTATCATCGTCCATGCTGCGTTTCATATAAGCTAATTGCCAATAAATATCTAGCATGTCAAACCAATCTACTTCTGTGTGTTCTACATTGTGGCAGTCTACATAAGTAAACGGATCTGGATACAATAGTTTAAACTCTTGTATAAGTACCTGTAGAATTTCTTGTTCTGTATCTGCACCTTCTAATGCTTTCATAGCTTTAGCGGGGCCGTACTTTACTTTAGATAATTCATAACCCTTGTAGGTATCTGCTTTATCTCCAGCCAGTACTTGAAAGGCTAAAAACTTCAGCCCATCACCTTTAATATCGGCCTTATCTTTCCTTAAAGATCCGACTACAGGTATAACCTTACCTTGCCAGTCGTCTTTCGTAAAGTCTAATACTTCTATACCTTGTGACTGTTGTGAATCTTTATCTGCAGAAACAATAATAGGATAGTTACCCTTAGCTAACTCTTCGTAGGCACGTATACTCAACATATCATCTGCTTCTATGTGCCGGATAAGCACAGCTTTGTGCTTTAGTTGCATATATCGCCTTACTTCTTGGAGTTGTAAGGGCTTTAACAGGTCTTCTCTGTTGTTTTTATATGCCACAGGAAGCGCCAGGGCGTGTCTAAATGTTTTACCACTACCTAGATACAACTCAACCTTATCGGCCCACGTATGGTCTGTTAAACGATTAATAAGTCCATTTACGTTGCTTAATGCAAAGCTAACAGATGAAGCTGTCTGAACATCCTGGATAGAGTAGTCCTCGGGATTAAACTCAAGGCTTTTTTCTTTTAGCAGTGTCTTTAGTTCAGTTCTATTCTTAAATACTTTCTCTCTGTTGTATCTTAAGTGCGTAGCAATAATACTCCTAGTTTCATTAGCAGCAGCATATCTATAAGCTATAAGGTCAGCATCAATAATAAGAATTCTTTGATTCATATTTCTCCTTAAAGAAAAACCCTTCAGCTTTTGACCGAAGGGTTAATAAGTTAGCTACGTGCTACTAAAACAGCTTCTAACGTAAGCTCTGATTTTTCTACTAGTTTGTCTACACCGTCTTTTACAATAGCTTTAGCTACTGCACTTAGCACAGAAGCATCAAAGCCTGCAGCTTTACATGCATCTTTAACTTCCTTGATTTCCTCTCCTAGAGACTCTTCTTGTGTATAAAGCTTTACTAGGCGAGCAATTGCGTCTTTACTTTTGATAAAAATATTACCGAGAATTTGATCTTGCATATTAAGTCCTTTTAAAATAGGGTTTGTACATCCACGTTAAATTCATTACGATCACAGCTAACCAACTGTAAAATGAATACGGGATAGCTAAAATAGGAAACAATGTATTTAGTGCCCAGATTGTAATTAAAGGAGCAAAAATAATACACAGAATTACCAGAAAGACTACAAGTAGGACACTTGATACTTGCATAAGAAGTTTATTCATTAGTTACCTATGTATTAAAATGGAACATCGTCGTCCATTTCTTCGGAAGACTTGGGCTTAGTTGCTGCTCTTACCTTTGGTTTCTCAGCTTTAGTTACAGCTTCTGCTCTTACCTTTGGTTTCTCAGCAGCGATGGGTGCTTCTTCGCTAAACTCATTACCTGGAATATAGACTTCAGACTCTTCCTGTACATATTCAATCATTTCGGTAACAAGAACATTCTTTAAGTACATTGAACTTGTTCCATTATCGCGTGTAAATTCATCAATACTAATCGAACCAATAGAGCCGTTTGCAGGTAGCTTCGTATTTGTTACGTCAACCAAGATGTCTTTAATCTTCTCGAATACTTTCGGCTTGTATTGATCGGGGACGGCACGACCAGTTTTCCCTAGCTCAGTGGATTTACGGAGAGTAACAACCCAAAGATTTTTACCTGCGCCCTCTGGTGCATCTACTTTATAAGTAGCTTTGAACTCTGCGCTTTTTACCTTCTTTACAGACACTTTTGCACCTACAGTTTTGCAATAGGCGTCAAAGTCATCAATAACATCTTCATCTACAATAGCTACAGATGCTTTCCATTCATCTGGTTTTTTAGCAGCGCCTGCTTCAAAAAAAGCTTTTGTTGGCTTATTCAATTGCACGTAAAGAAGAGTTCCAGTTAGTTTATTCATTTATTTCCCTTTCAAGGATGTTTAGGTTGCGGACTATATTAACTCAGATATGGGCGACTATATCCAATAGTACCTCATATCTGATGGACTGATACAACTAAGATACACCTGAGTTGTAAATTAAATTATACCAAATTTGTAGAAATGCGTCAAGTTTTATTTTCGTAAACTGTTGCCAATTTCTCTACTCTTTCAACTTCGTAAAACCTTTCGTATGTACTACCTTCATAGGAGTAGTAAGAACCTTCAAACTTAATTAGGACATCTCCTTCATCAGTACTAAATGAATAGACAGACCAAAAATATGCACCTTCATCTTCTCCTCCGTGTTCGTCCACTAGTTCTACTGATATAGATTTTGTTTTTAGATTTTCTTTAAACTCTACTGTTTCATCACTGTCATATTTAGAAGGTTCTTCAGTAAAATTTCTCTNAAACAGATCTACTAGATTATCTCTATTGGTTTCATTTAGAATTGAAATTAATTCGCTATTTGTCATTGAGTTTCCTTTTCAAGTTGTTTTCTAATATTTTCAAAATTTATTCTATCACACAAATTCAGGACTTCTGGATAGAAATTAATTGCGTCATCACGAAACCAGCCGCTACACAGTGTAGTACACACTTTATCTAATGACTGTATATAGGCACCTCTCACCGAATAATTCCAATCATTAGGAACTAAGAATCTTTCGACTGCAATTACTTGCACCTCTTCACCTATGCATTTAATCTTGTCATCTTTTGACAATTTATCCCAAAGATCTTTATCACACCACGCACTAGCACTACTGCGCTGGAGCTTAGTATATAACGGCTTATCGTAGTAGGAAACAAGTTCATGCAAATAATCATGATTATACTTCTTTTTAACAAAGTCATCAAAGAAACTATCTACACTTTTATTTAATCTCGGATAGCCCTGTGGAAAAGCTTTCGCTGTAAGTTCAATCCGTTCTTGTAGTATATTTTTATCTTGCTGCTCTAAGTTTTTTTCTTTATATACTTGCATATACTTATGATAATGCGTTATATGCTTTTGAAAACTCAGTTTACGCCACAAGTGACTTCGCTTGATTATCCCTAAGCCCGTCATATCTACAATATGTAGACATTGCCCGTTGAAATCAACAGTAGCATTGTTTGTATAATCTTTGAATCTATAGTTATTTAAAAACTGACTATTATGCCACTCAGTCCCTTCAATTGGTTCATCGCTAATGACATCCCAATCTGTATTAGGTTTTAACTTAAAGTCCTTATTCCAGTGAGCTAATGCTCTAGATCCAATTAGTAACTTCATCTCTACTCCTTTGTTTGGTACGACAGGCGGGAGTTGAACCCACGACCAAGGCATTATGAGTACCCTGCTCTACCGTTGAGCTACTGTCGCTACTATAGTTCAGCATATTTCGTATCTTAGATGTTACCCCTCAACGAACAAACGATGATTTGACATCCCAAATAACAGTACCGCGAACACTGTCCAACCTGAAATATACTGAACTATAACAACTGCCCCTAAGCAGTATTATAGTGTCTTTTTGCGCACGTAAGAGAAATTTATCGTTGCGCTTTTTGGACGACAGTCCTCATGCTATACATCCATACGTAGTATCGCAAATCACTACTGTATTTTTACAATTCTAAGTTTGCACTTAGAGGTTAACGGGGATTGCACCCGCTTCGATGGTTTGAGCCGCTAACTTTAGGGATACAAGCAACAGGCTTACCGGGACTAATTTACTGGCACAACTGGTACGGCGTAGAGGAATTGAACCCCTATTAAGACTTTAGAAGAGTCTTGTCCTATCCTTTGAACGAACGCCGTAAATTTGGACGGTCTTTGCAACCGACAGTGGTTCAATCTCAACCATGAGTTGTTGGTGATCAAGCCAACTAAAGAGATTATACAACAATTCTTACATCTATGGCAACTTTACGTAAAATATTTTCTTTTATGCTCAATTCATCTCCAATGGAAAAAAACAAGGTTGCCACTAGATTGTACTTTTGGCCTACCCTTACTAAATTTTAGCACTATTTTTACTATTAGATTACGCTATAGTCCTTTTAATTGCTTAGATTACGCTATAGTCTTTTAATCACTACAGTGTACCATATTCTTGATTGTATTTGTAGTGTAACTCATGTTCCTCCTGCATTGTAGCATGGCTGCGTTTATGTTAGTGACACTGACCCCAATTTGCACCAGGAATGTACTCAAAGCCTAAGTCTACACGGAGTTTCAATTCATTGCAAGCTTGTTTGATACCTTTTTCAATGCAATCCACAGGTAAGGTCTTCAAACCTACGTAAGCACCCTTTGAACCATGACCGATAGCACTGCAACCTGGATTTAACTTGACAAATTCTTTGGCTTCTTCTTCAGACTCAAAAGATTTAATCTTTAGTAGGCTCGGATGACATGCCATCTGTTGTTCATCGTGCATGTGGATCAACCACCAGACTTTAACATCTTTTTTACTGTGCTTAAAAGGATCACCTAAAATACCCTCATCTTCCATTGCTTGAGCTAGACGCACAGCAGACCACTTAGCTGCAATAGCACCACCAGATTGAAATAATACATTAATAAGACTGTGCTTACTTCGGGTTGATAGCAACCTACCGTCAATACCTGGAATGTTTTTCTTGCCGCTGGCCTCCCATCTTTGTTCTACACGTTCTTTTAACTCCTTTAGTGCAGGTACAGCATCCCAATAGTCTTTAAATAACACTTGACCCTCTGCTTCGCTGATGCCTAGCATCTTAGATAGTTTTTTAGGTTGAGCTCCGTAAATCGCTGCGTAGGAAAAACTTTTGGCAGAGCTACGATCAATTCCTAGTTTACCTGCATTAATACTGTGAATATCATTTGGTTTTTCTGCTACCAATGCATCTGCAAGATTTACACCATCAGTATAAGGAAGTACATAGTGTCCCATAACCCTAGCTTCTAGCGAAGCAAAGTCATACCCAAGTTGCCACAATCCCTTACCACTGCCAAATAAGCTACGCATCTTTTCGCCGTATAGAGAAGTTACACGTGGCACATTACAGACAATCTTATGGCGGTATCTTCCAGTGTTTGCACCTAAAGTATCTGCAGGTGTAGGCACGCGACCATCTTCACGTACTGCGCTTAGAAAGCCAGTCATTGGTTCACCATCTTCATCTAATGCACCACCAGAGATAGAGTTCTTTCGGTGTCTGTAGGTATAGTAATGCACTACATCTTTTACGAAATCAGCTTTCTCACCAAGTGCAATAAGATTAGGACATATCTCTTTTTCTATGCCTACAGTTAATCTAGGCGTAGTTGGTAAGTAAATAGGTTTTGTACCATTAATCTTCTTGATAAGAAATGCACGAAGATTCTCCATGCGTACACCTAAGAAGTCTAAGCGCAACTCACGAAACACAGAGTTCTCTGTCTGCTTTACATAACGATCAATTGCTTCAATGATACCGTCATAATCTCTTAGACTTTTATCTGTCTTCTTAACAATATCACGCTCTTTTACCTCTGAGGGAATCCAACCTAACGATAGCAAGTAACTTTTGACTACATCGATATCTTCAATGTCTGCATCCTCTTCACTTTTTAGGGGTACTTCTGTAATTATGGGAAATGTTTTATTATCGTATAAAATACTTCGGTGGTCTTCTGATAGTACAGCACCCAGCTTCTCACAGAACTTAGTGAGATTAGAAGATACTTCACCATTCTTTTTGAAACGAATCTTTGGCAACTGGTAGAAACTTGCGTTGCCTTGTGTCATGCGTTTCTTAGGCAGTAAGGGATCAACTGTCTTTGCAATACCCTGCATAAAACCAGACAGTTCGGCTACGTTTTTATGTGCCAGTTCTACGTTAAAGTCAAAACCAAAGAGTTCCTGTCGGAGAGTAAGGTCGGTTAGTTTTACCTCCATACTATATGGTCTTTTCCAAGCATTTTGACCTTGCTCTTTAATAAGTTCAGTAAATACTGAATGGTTTACGCTGGTATCTTGAATGCAATAGTCCAGCATTTCTTGAGAGAAACGATCCCATTCTTTAAAATGCACTTTTGTATTTCCTAAGCGTTTACCCCAGGCATCTAGACTATGGCCTCCAAGTCTGTCTGCATTTAAAAGTTTAGACCACAGAAGTGTATCTGTAATAGTTACAGGTTTGCCAAATAATGTACTACTCTGATCTGGATACCCTACGCTATAGTCTAATGCACCATAGAGCATAAGCACAGGCAAGTCAAAAGCTACGATATTGTGCCCAATAATCTCGGTACAATCCTCTAAAATACTACTCAAATTCTTGCGCGTGATCTCTTCTTTTACTAGCGATAGCACTTCATTTGTGTCAATATTACGCACCACTATGCACCAAACCTTATACTCTGATTTTAATTGATAGGGCATAGAAGTGTAATCCAAACCATTTTGTAATAAGTTTGTACTCTCGATGTCAATGATGTAACGCATGTGTTCCTTCCAAATAAACAAGCCCCAAGTCTATCACAACTTAGGGCTTTGGTCAACTATTAGTGCTTATCTAACCAATCCTCTAGGCTGTGTAGTGTATGTGTAGCATTGTCGTAATAAATAGATCCAGCTGAACCAGTCAAACCGCAAACACGGTTCTTAGTTACAGTAATTTCTGTACTATTTCTTGTGATTGCACTTTCAGACATTTTATCTCGTTTGAGTAGAATATTTGCAGATGCAGATTTAATAATCGTACTAGATCCCATAATGTTCTGTTCGCTGTCTGCTCCATTCTGGCCTGCAGGTGTTTTACGCATGTGGTTAATGAAGATGAAAGTAACACCATGGCTCTTGATGAATCCTTTAGCCCATTTCATAAAGTCGGCTTGATCTTCATTACTAAGTCCGTCTAAAATATCCTGTAACGGATCTAAAACAATTACTTTAGCACCGCAAGCTGACACAAGTTCTTCTACTGTATCTTGAATCTCTTCGATTGTACCGTCTCGGTTATCAAGAAGATAAAAGCGAGAGTCACCATCTTCTTTAATCGTAAGTTCTTTGGCCTTTTCAACTACCCCTGGAGTACTCAAATACGCAATCTTTTCTTCTTGGCTTTCGATAAGAGCAATCTTTCTTTCTAAGTGCCTAGATAATAGCACTTCGCCATACTGTCCTGCATCTAATTCCATTGATACGATCCCTACAGTATGCGGTGAATTAAAAATCCAATAATAAATTAGTTCATTTACAAGGGTTGTTTTACCGATACCTGTATCTGCAGCAATATTTACAATGTGGCCTAATGGCATACCACCTACAAACAACTCGTTAAGCTTCTGCATAAAAGGAGGAAAAGGAATCTTAGATACTGCAGATTGCCCCATGATTCGTTCGTATAAGTTACTGGAAGCAAGAACACCAACAGGTACTTGCTTTTTAGCATTATAGAAATCACTAACAAAATAAGAAGATGCGTTTTGATCTAAATATTCGTTAGCGTCTTTAAAACGCATAGGCATGATCTTTACTTTTCCTTTTGGGAGTACTTTAAGAAGTTGATCTGTTGCATTTTGTCCTGCCTTGTCATTATCGTATGAAATAATAATGTTATCGAACGAATCAAAGAACTTATACTGACCTGCAATTTGTTTATGCGAATTAGCACCAGTAGTAGGAGAAACAACAGCAGTTTCAAAATCCCATCCTTTATTCTTATTGTAATCAGATAACATCTCGTATGCAGATAAAGCATCAACTTCACCTTCTGTAATGACTACATACTTACCACCACGATTGAACCTAAACTGCATGAATAACTCACAGTCTGCTCCTGTTCGTCCTTTCGAATAGAAGTTCTTAGGTACTTCACGAACCTTGTAGCCAACAAGCTGTCCATCTTGAGTACAAGGATAGTACTGTTCAATTACCTCTCCAGTGTCTTCTGAGAAGGCATGACGGACACCAAATTTCGAATACGTACTGTCAGCGATACCTCTAAAGCCTCTAGCCTTGTTAGAAGTCTCAGATTTAATTTCTGCATTTTCATCCGGTGTCGTTGCAGGTTTAGCACTAGGTTTAACTTCCATATTCTCTATTTCCTTTTTAATACTAGAACGAACTCTAGATGGTTTCTTTTGATTTGCTTCTTTGAAGTCTTCACTTACTGATTTATAGCCGCAGTAACTAAAGCAAAAATAACTACCATCAGCGTAAACAGCTAGATTATCTTTGCTATTGCACTTGGGGCAACTTGTGTGTCTAATAAATGCAGCCAAACTCACTCCTATTCATATTTAAGTAACCAAGAATTACTGACGCACTTCCATGAACGATCATGTACAGTGTTACTTTTATATACTAGACCTTCACGACTACTACCGTTAAGCATAGATTTACCTTCAGCTTCTTCAATTAGTTGCGCAATTGTAGTATCCTGCAGTGTAGTATTTTCAGATATAATAGGTACATGCGACAAGCCAAGTTTAGCACAAGCTGCTTTAAGCTGGACAGGCAGTAGATATTGACTAATCTTTGTATTATAAATATCGTAAATATAGAAATCTAAGTTATTTTTATACTGATTGCCTTGAATACCTAAACCAATCATCTCACCCTGAATAGCCATACCTAGCATAAAGTTCCTACGCATAATCTCTTCAATCTTAAACTTATTTGCTAACCTCCAGAACGTATTTGTTTCATCTTCTTTTAAGTCCAGATTCCTAGAACAAACATGGAAATCACCATCTATGTCCAAATAAAACGTACATGAACTACCGTCTAGTTTTTCTGTTACGCTCCAATTATCTTCCTGAATACTCTCAAACAAACGTGAACGCCCCAAATTCTGAATCCGCTCTTGATCAGTCTTTGGTACTTCTAGTGGAAAATTACCTCGTGCCATGCCAGCTAACTGTGCGCTAATAGGCCGTTCCCACTTGAGTATACCAAAGCGCTCTGTAACATCATCCCCTACTGTCCATTCATCACAAAAACCAATATGAAGAAGAAGACCTTGACTAATTTGACCACGTAATTTTATTGTACGTAGTCTTTCACCTTTGATGCCCTCAAATACGTGTGGTTCTTTTTGCACTTTAGTTAGGAATGGTGCAAGCTCATGTGGTATCCATGAATCAATTTCACAGAAAATAGCATAAGTATCAACTAGAAATTCACCCTTCTTTACTACAACTTTCCAGCCATCTACAGTAGCTACTTCAATTGCATCTGCACCCTCAATAGGATCAATTGCATCAATTTTACGGATAGTTGCTAATTTACGTTCTTGCATTTTATTGTCCTTTTTGTTGACGATACTCTAGCCATTCAAATAGCTCATCTGCATCTTTAAATACTTCATATGCTTCTTCTTTGGTATTATAGTACGTAAAGTAATCATCTTTGTAATGATTATAGTCTGCACCAACTTTTATACTTGTTACTTTACCCCCATACATAGGACATGCAAATAATGATGCTCCACAATGTAAAGGCATTGTAGTTAGAGCATCCTGATATGTAGCACCAGTCTGGTCAATCTTTTCAAAGTATGGATGATTGGGATAAATATAAGCATAAACACACCATCGGTTTTTACCTTCATAGCTTTTTACACTTTCAGAGTGTCTTGTCACAGAGACTACAAAATTATTAGATGATCTTTTCCACTCATCCTTATGTTCCCATTCGTGCATTTTACTTCCTTTCGTTCGCCAAATTAACCTATATCATCTTTATGACGGATACCAACTAGCACAGGAAATCTCGGTACATTATACCCTGTACCTACATCAAAGTATTTTACCTTAGCTAGCTGACCCATCAAAGCTTCTCTACGATTCCACAGATCTTGTCGGATTGCATCAGTCATACCACTCCCACAATTGAATACATCGCCTTTAGAGGTACGTAGAATCAACGCTCCCATTGTATCTAGGGCTATCATACCATCTTTAGCTGTAGAGCGCTCTGTGCGGCCTAATTCATTTGTCTTCGCTTCGTTTGAATTATGGTACTTAGGCTCCCAACCTATAATTTGAAATTCTGCATCAACAAAGCGTTTGACCTTCTGCAACTCAGGGTTCTTAGTACCAGAGCGCCCATGCTTATAATAACCATGAGCATCTCTAAGCATGATACCCTCTGCACCTTGATCAAGCATTTTAGCCTCAAACTCATCGATGTTCAATTCGGTATAAACTTGGAAGTGCTCTAAGACTTTTACCCTATCCGGAAAGCCACCATAGGTTTGAACTTGATCTAATTCAATGTATCTCCAGTACCATATTTGCAATTTATGGCAGTTGCATTGATCAAAGACCCAGAGAGTAAAATCAGGTTCTCCTTCAATACGCATAACACCTGAAGTACTTTTGTTAAACACGTCCGGTGCATTCTTATCACCTACAATCAGTTCTCCATCTAATCCTTCTAGTACTTCAGCGTGCATTTTCACATAGGCTTGAATACTTTTATTTGGTATTGGTTTCAGACTGCGAGAATAAGCTACACCTGAAAATATAATACAGCGTATGCCGTCTAGTTTTTCTGACATATACATTTCTTTAGGAGCCATCTTAACTTTGCTATGTTCGATTGCAAGCTGAGGTTTAAAACCTTCTGGAATTGTCATTATTGATTCCCTACTTTAAATATACGATACCTTTTATTTCCAATCTTTAGATATAAGCCTGCGTAGTAGAATATAGCACTTGATTGCCAGATTAATTTAGGGAGTTTCATTTTGATAGACTCTCAATCAAGATATTAATTGCCATTACGAAACGCATTTGCTCTTGTGGTGGTAGCTGGTGCCAAGTACGAGTTGTACCAAACTTAACTGAAGCAGCAGCCCAAAATTTCTCAACATCTGACATTAAATTTCTCCTTTACGGTAAGCCAATTCACTCTTCAAAAGATCCTCTACATATGATCCCTTAGTCCAACCTTCATTGCGAAGTATAGCATAAATATGATCTTCTGTCAGATCACACAGAAAAATGTAGTGCTTCTGCTGATCTTGCATCTTACCATAAGATCCCCAGGTAAAAGCACGTCGTTGTAAAGTAAACGGATCTGAGGTTGTTACGGTCAAGTCCTGTGCAGGTACTTTGTTAGCTGACCTTCGTATGTACTGGTAGCCTCCATCTACAATGTAAAGTTCTCCTGTTAAGCTGTCCTCATGGCTCTTGTAGTCATGCCTATGAAAGCTCTCCAGGTAAGTGCCATCTGGTGTAATTATTGCATTACGTAATATGTGTTCTTGCATTTTATGTAATCCTAGTTAAATAGATCCAACTGACGGGCATCAACTGATCTGTAGATTGTGTTTCTAGTTTCAATTGTACCATCATCTTTAACGTCCAGGACTGCACTGGTTCTTACATTGTAGCAACTACCCAACTTAGGGTGATCTATTACAAAATCTAATTTTGCTGCGAGCAAATTAGAGTCTTCACTGTAATAGAAGAAACTGGCTTCACCTTCATAGTGTACTACAGGTTTACTTTTAGAATATTTCATACTTACCCTTTACGTTAATGAATTAAATTTATAAAACTAGTAATAAAGTACTAACTTATGCTCAACTTATGTTAAACGTCAGTTATACTTCAGTTATGAACTTCAGCGATGAACCCCGAGCTTGTCACCCTTCACTTGTCCCTCCGTCCCTCGTCCCGTTTGGGATTGTAGCAGTTTATCATATCTTGTCAAGTACTTTTTGTAAGATAATTTTTTACAATTGTTTGTTGAAAATGCAAATTCTTGTGCTAAGATCAAGCCTTAAACTTTAACGAAAGGAACTTTTTATGATTTTTACAAGTGAGTTTTTACACATGGCTAACAAGATGGGCCTAGCTGGGGTTGATCTCAACTTGGCAGAGATTGCCTGGCAAAAAGCTGAACGAGCTATGCTCGGTCTACCAGTGCAAGAGTCTGTGCTATTGAAGGCCAATAAGAGTATTTCTAAAATTAAAGATCCTGCACTACTTACAAACAAGGAACTACAAGTCCTGACAGACCTTAATACTTCTGTACTTAATTTAGCTAATAGTCACTTAGCAGAGCTAAATACTAGTATTCAGAGTTATTGGCTTTTGTGCGATCCAAAGGACTCAACTTCAGCTACAACTTTCAAGGGCCTAAACCACCTACGTTCGCACCAAAGGAAGATTAAATCCTCAATGAGGTGCCTTGAACAAATTCAACGTAAGCTCAAAAAACTTCGCTAACATGGCTGATAGAAAACGCTATACTATTGTTGCAACATGCTTTGATCGTAAGGGTAAAATTCTAGGTGCTGGCACTAATAACTATTACAAGTCTCATCCATTGATGCTGCACTTTGCGGTTAAAGCAGGAGAAGCTAAGGAAAAGATCTTTATGCATGCTGAGTTATCTGCTGTGCTACAATCTGGACGTAAGGATATTCATAGCATCCTGGTGCAGCGTTTTCACGATAATGGTGATCTTGCCTTAGCTAAACCTTGCCTAACTTGCCAAGCTATGCTAAAAGGTTTTGGAGTTAAACTTGTAAGATATACGACTGAAAACGGAGTAAAAGAATATGAAGTCTAAGCACATTCAAGCCTATATGAAATGCGCAGAAGCTTTCGCAGAATGCAGTAACGACTTGCGATTAAAAGTAGGATCTGTTATTGTAAAAGACAACCGAATCATCTCTTGTGGTTACAATGCCCATGCAGAGCACATAAACGACCCTAATCAGCTAGAAGACGGTACTACTGACCCTAGGGTACGTCACAGTGAAAAGAACGCTCTAATGGGGCTTGTACGTAGTAATCAAAGTGCAGTTGGTGCTACAATGTTCTGCACACACGCTTGCTGCAACTTTTGTGCAATTGATATTGTAGACTCTGGTATCAAAAAGTTTTTCTATAGATATGAATACAGGGATCATTCTGGTGTAAAATACTTGCAAGACAATTCAGTCGAAATACATAAATTTTAAGCACAAGCAAAGGAACCATCGTGACTACAACAGCATGGGCACACTTACCAAATGCAGCTCACATTGATCGTGTACTGGCGAGCCTACAGGCGCATCCCAAGAAGTGGACTGCAGCGTGGCGCGCAGAACAAACCGTAGAATGTACTGCAGCAAAAACCGCAGCAATCACCGCAGCAATCACCGCAGCAAAAACC